CTTAACTTTGAATCCAGCGTTTTGTAATATTGATAAATCAGTTCTTCCACCAGCAGATGTCTTTCGTTGTCTACTAGCTGGGTCAGGGTAAATAAATATTGGAACTTTAGTTCCATATCTATCTTTAATTTCTTGGCACATTTCGTCAGTATTACTTGAATAAATTACTATCTCATCAACTACATAGATTTTATCTTTTTCTATTTGAGATACACAGGCACTCATAGGGTCTACGTTAAAGTCCATACCGATATGAAATGGCTTATGCCAATCAATATCTTTTTTAATAACATTATCTACAGGGTGGAAGTTATAATAAACAGCACCAGCATAATTCTCAAATGTACCCTCAAATTCTTGTCTAAATGTTCTAATATCAATATCTTGTTTTGCTTGTTCTATTTCTTCCTTTGATACCATTCCACCTTGAATAGTAGTAAATTGAAAGCTGTCCCATTCGTTATCTTGTTTGCCTTTTAAATACATTTCATAAGACCAATTTCCATAACCTTTTGGAGTTCCACAAAATAATACTTTTCCAAGTGTATCTGATACTGATGCTCTAAGAACCTCAAACCATGTACGTTTATCTATATCTGCAAATTCGTCTAATATTAAAAAGTTTAAACCTGTACCTCTAAGTGCATCATAATTATCAGCACCTTTTAATGAGATTGTGCTGTTGGTTTTTCGGATAGTAATAGTCATAGTAGTTTCGTTTATGTCCTCTATCCAATTAAACTGATTAAGCATTTCTTTTAAACTAGCCCAGCAAATATCTTTGGCCATTTTAAATGTTGGTGCTACATACCATATTTTTTGATTAGGTTGTGATGCGTATTTCATCATTTCAGTAATACATAGATAGGTTTTACCAAATCTACGACCTGATATTAAAACTCTAAATCTAGCTTGTGATTGACTTACTTTAAGTTGAGGGCTTGTCAGCGTTATCTTCATTACACCAATATCTGACCATTAATTTCTGTTCGTCAAATGTTTTTTTATCCTTTTCTGCAACTTCTATTACTTTTTCTGCACCACCGATAGCACAATCTACATAGGTATTATATTCAATTCTGTCTGTGTAAGGTGGGATACAAGTATTGCTTAATAATGAACATAACTGCCAAACAAGAACATATTTCATTTTTTAAGCTTTCGTTTGAGTTTTCTGTGCCATGCCCAAAAACGAAGCTTATATCCTATTCTTTCAATAAAATTATAAAACAGTTCTAACATTGTTATACTCATAAATTATTCTATTATTAACTTCCTAATACTCAAACTTCCGTCTATATTCTTTTCTAATTCAGCTTTACCTTTATAGCATTTATAAGATACAGATTCGTTGGCTTCTCTTTCAGCATGACGCTTACCTTTAAGGCATTGGGACATTCCATCAGTTTGCAAACGTGCTTCCTTGATCTCTCCGTTTATAAACATAAGTAGAGCAACCACAACATCTATCATTTTGGCCAATCTCCGTTTCCGTTCTTATAGTGCATTTCTCTATTAGAATCTTTTAGTTCTTCAATATCTTGTAAAGCTTTATGTAATTGTCCCTCAATAAATTCTATTTTAATTTTATTAGACATATTCATTTCTTGGTTCTTTTCTAACTTCTCAATTTGTGAAAAAGATTCTTCCAACAACATAAAAATTTCTAAATTTTTAGGTGTCTGTTCTGCTTTTTTAAGTAAGTCTGAACTCATAAGCTGATCTTGTGTTTCAAGTGATGTTATTCTTGATGTTAGATTTGCATATCCAAGAACAGCACCGGATACAAAAACTATTATCGCTACTAAATTAGCAAGAGGTAATTGTAATTTTGATTCACTACTAACTTTAATTGTATCGTTTTTCATTTAGCTTTTTTTCCTTTGTTCTCACCTTGTTTAATAATGTAGTCTTGTGTCCCATTTGCACCTGTCTCAACTTCTTTTTTTAGCAATCTAAATATTTTCATTTCTTTTAATTTTCTTTCAGTATGTTTTTTAAATTGCTCTAATACCTTTGTATCTCTCATTTCTTTTTTTTCTTATCTATAAACATTTTATCAATCCAGCTAGTCCAACCATCTAACCAATCTAAAAACTTATAAATGAATTTGTCGATCATATTTTAAATCCTTTTTTCCATGATTGAACTGCCCAATAAACAGGTGTTGTATTTAATTGTTTTCCTGATCTTCTAGCTTTAGCCAAGATAGGACGAAACCTTGCCATAAACGATCTCTGCCTTGCTGGAATATTTTTTTTAATTGATAATTCTTTTGACCCAAAACGGACAATCTGAACTCTATTTGTTTTTCTGTTTTTTACATATACAGCAAACTTCTTAGAACCTGACGGAGTTCTAAAAGGTTTATTTAGTTTAACAGTTCTTCCTTTGAATTTTGCCATGTGACTTAAATATCACATATCACTCACAAATAAAACCTTGAATAGTACCTCTACCATCATTTAGATACCAACCAGATTTCATAATATCTTTTCTAATCCAATAATGTGTTGATATAGCTTCTCGGTGTTCTTCTGCTATTTCCATGCACTCGACATAGCTTACCGGTCTTTCAAACTCTAGTTTTTCTTTTATTAAAGTCCCATTGAATAACAGTATTAGTATCGTTAGTGTTTTCATTAGTATACATTCGCAATAGCTTATACCATTTTTCTTTGTATTTTTCTTGCTTAGTTTTATTGTAGAGATTAGCTGTTTTATCTAACGCTTGAAGTATCTTTGTCTCCATTGTCCACAAATATAATTATCTTTAACACCAATAGTTTGAAACCTACCACAAAATCCACGCCTATTAGAAAATAGCCCACAATTACCACAAGCTTCTTTGCCTAAAGCTTTTCTAAAATCGTTTGGCATTTGGTAAGGAATAAATGTTCCGTCCGGATAAAAGTTAGGTCTTTTTTGCATCTATAATATCCTTTATCTTTTTAAGTTGTTTAAGTAAATCATCACGTTGTTTTTTAACAAGATTAAGTTCCCATCTTAATTGTTCGATAATTTTATCTTCCTTGTCTGTTGTATTTTTTAAAGTCTCTTGCTTCATGTTTGTTTAATTTCTTTTTATGTCGTCTAGGTCTTTTGCGTGGCTTCGGTCTTGGGACGAAGTGAGTAAATTTTCTTTTAGCCATTACTCGTCAGGTTTTACATCAATAATTAATGGTAAAGGTTCAGTTATAGTTTCGTTTTGGGTTCTATCTTTCATTCCTAAATAATTCTTACTTAACCATATTTGCATATTGGTATTATCTTTTTTAACAGCTTTATCCCACATTTTTTTTCTTAAACTGGCCTTACCTTTTTCCCTGTACTGTTCGATAATATCGGCATAATTTCTTTTTAAAGTTCTAGCAGATACATTCATAACACTTGCTATTTCATAAGTAGGACAACCGATAGAAGCAAGATTTTTTAATATTTCTTGATCTATTATAATTTTAGGTCTTCCAGCACCTTTTCTTTTTTCTGTCACATTTGCCTTATTATTGTCCATTTTCTAACTCTGCTTTTTTTCCTGTAAAGTTCTCCCAACGCTTAATAATTACATCACAGTATTTAGGATCAAGTTCCATAATTCTAGCTTTTCTGTTTAATTTTTCACAAGCTATAATAGTGCTTCCTGATCCACCAAAGCAATCTATAACTACATCTTCATTTTTACTTGAGTTATTTAATGCTTTACAAACTAATTCTACAGGTTTTTGAGTTGGATGTACATATTTAGAAGTTGCACCTCTACTCATCTGCCATACATCAGATTGAGATTTATCTCCATACCACTGTTCTCCACAATAAAATATAAATTCATGTTGTGGTCTATAATGACTTTGACCTAAACCAATAGATTTTTTATCCCAAACTACACAGTTTTTAATTTTATAACCAGCATCTGTTATAGCTTTGTAAAATTCGCTATAAGTTCTCCAAGTAAAACATATATAAGCAGAACAACCTTGTTTTGATTTCATTAAAGCTGTGCTTAAACTATCTTTAACTAAAGTTATTAAAGCATCATCTCTTAAATCATCATTTTTAATCATTCCATGTGCTTTTACTAAAGCACCTTTAGGTGTGCTTCCTTCTGCTCTACCTCCACCATAAGACATTCCATAAGGTGGATCTGTAAATATTAAATCTGCTTGTTCGGTACATAATTTATCAAAATTATCTAAAAGAGTACTATCCCCACACATAACCCTATGATTACCAAGTTTCCAAATATCTCCTAATTTGGATATAGGTTCTTCAGGTGTTTCAGGAACTTCATCTTCATCAGTTAAACCTTGTTTTTCCTCAAATAATAAATTGTTTAATTGATCTTCATTGAAACCTAATAAATCTAATTTAAAATCTTGTGCTTCTAGTTCCTTAATTTCCATTTTAAGTAATTCATTATCCCATTCGGATTCTTCGGCAGTTCTATTATCTGCTATTCTATATGCGTTAATTTGTTCTTGTGTAAGATTATCTATTATAGATATTGGAACTTGTTTTAATCCCAATTTTTTACTTGCTCTAAATCTAGTATGTCCAGCAACGATAATTCTATCCTTATCAACTACAATTGGTT